TGCCGACTAGCAATTCGATACGCCATGACGGCAGCAACGACTGGGTCAATTTTGTCTTTGCTCTCCTTTTTGTTGAACATCAACCTGTCTTGACGGTCGGCAGTCACGCATGCGTTATTGAAACACCATCGCAGCATCTTGCTGTCTTCAAAACGCAATCGCCCCTCCTCCATCAACACCGTGAAATCGCGAATCGGCTCGTTGAAATGGCTCGGATTCTGCGCCATGCGTGCCGCTTCGATGCCTTTAGCCTCCAGCGACTCCGCTGTCACTTGTCCGTTGTACGGGTCATAAGCGAGTGTTGAGATGCCATATGCTGCCATCTCTTCGTCGAGGTCTCGCTCCAACTCACTGAGCGGGTATTGAGCCTTGTGCAACTCACCGTTGTATATCCAGTGAGCAAACGGCATTTGTGTCAGGTCTCGCTTGCTGTCGTTCGCTATGTACGCTCGGCACTTGATCTCGTAGCGATAAACCGTCTTGCCCTCCTGATCGGTCGCAACAGGAAACCTCGCACACAATGCGTAGGCGGCCAAGTCATCGCGGGATCCTAGGTCGACTCCCGCGCCAAACGCGTCGGCATTCTTCCAGTCGGATAGTGGACCAACACACGAATCAAACTTGGCAATGTCGAACGCTTTGTCGGTGCTGCTGACAATTCGATTGCCGTGGTAGCGGATGAAACGATTTCTGCCTGCCGCTGTGTGCTGGTCCTCGTTCCATCGTTGCCGCAAGTAATCTTGATCGAGAGATACGCCGAGGTTGGGGTTAGCTTTGATCCAGTTTGCTTCGTCACCAGGCTCATCATGTTCATCAAATTCGTAAATGATTGAGAACAACGATTCGTCCTTGAAATTGCCCTTCACGACATTGCATGCGTACTCGTAGTTTTCGAGCCACAGGTACGAGTCATCCGCGCCAGCAGTCGTGATAATCAAGTGCAGCGGTTGCGTTCGAGATCCTGAGCCAGTCACCATCGTGTCGTAGAATTTGCGATGGTGTTCAGCCCAAGCATGCAACTCGTCCATGACCACGCAGTGCGGATTCAATCCGTCAAATGGTTTGTCACTCGATACCTTGCGAATGTAGGTCTTGTTGTGATTGAACGTGATGGTCTCGTTCTTAACGTGCGACATCTTTTCAAGCGACCTAGACTGCAACCGCATACGCTCGCATTCGCCATAGACGACTGCTGCTTGCTCTTTCTTGGTTGCTGTCAGTAGTATCTGGCCGACCGCTTCCGGCTTTCCTGTCGCTGGATCGATGTCGCCGCTCGCCAAAAACAAGCAGAGTCCAGCAGCGATCGTCGACTTTCCGTTCTTTCGGCCCATGCTCCAGTACACCTTACGAAACCTTCGAGAGCGATCGTCATCGCGCCGCCAACCGAAGATGTTCCAAATTGCAAACGCTTGCCACGGCTCGAGCACGATTGGGTTCCCTGCAAAGGTGCCAATGCTGTGCTTAAGCACACCTGGGAAGAAATCACACACAGCCGTCGCCCAGCGTCTGTCGAAGTGATACGGGAACTCAGGAGTCGACTGCTTCTCGAGGTCGGACAAATATCGGCGCACGGCATCTTTGACTCGCTGGCATGCCGGCACCTCGCCAGACAACACACCATCGATGTACTCTTGTACTTTTGCCCCAACGCCACTAGTAATCACTCAGTTCCCCCCGATGCACTGTTGAGCCATTGCGCGAATTCGTCTGCTTCCTTCTCGGGATCCGGCGCGTGCAACCTCAGCCTCGACGATGGTGTTAAGCCAAGCTCGCCAAGGCACTTGACGAACGTCGACTGAAACCGATGGAAGTGCATCGCTGCTGGGTGAGCCACAAGGTCGCCTTTCGAGTTCTCGATGGTCACTCGCCCACCGCTCAACTCCTTGTTCAGCGCCTCCATCTGGGAGTAGCTAGTCGCTGCAACTTGCAGGACATACAGGTCCGACGTAACCAGTAGGTCCATTTCGTTTAGCTGGTCGCACATGGTGTTCCAGCATTGAAACGCAACGGGATCTCTTGCGACGATCTCGGGCGCGACAGGGTATCCGCGAACACCCTTGGGTTCGTTCCAGTTGACCCGCTGTGGATTTTTGTCTGCTGCTCCGCTTAGTTGCTTAACAGCTTTAGCGGTAGGCTTTCTTCCTGCCATGCGTTCCTCAATACTTTGTCATAATAAACGTCTGACCATTGCCGAATGGTCATTCCTGCTAACACGTTTCCCTCCACCTCGTTGTGGCATCCGTTGCATACAGCGAGCCAATTATTCCGATCCATCCTGCGTTGCGGGTTGTCTGCGATCTTGACGATGTGGTGCAATTCCGTAGATGTGTTTGCATTCACAGGCCCGTTAAGCATGACACATCGTTCGCACAATGGCCTGACACGTCGCAACCACTCTGATGCTTTGCGATGGTCAGACCCGTACCCTTCGCGCGATGTCTCACGCTTCTTGTGCGGATAGCAACGCAAGCATCGGTCTTTCACAATTTCACCACACCTACACAGCTTAGGCATCTTTATTTGCCGCACTGATGACTTGCAGCACTCCTCCTTCGATAAGCCGGTTGATGCCACCAGTAATGTCTCGCAGTGCCCAGCGGTATTGGCCGAGCGTTGCGGTAACGGCAGTGGTGATGGTCACGGCGAAACTGGTTGATGTGCGTGTGATGTTTGCGTTCTCGATAACCAACACATCGAGCTGGTCTGAGTTCTCGACAACGAACCGCAGCGTAAGCGATGTTGTGTCCTCATCAAGAGGCACAGTTGCCGTGGTCGACTCGTTGTAATGCATCGTGATCGTTGAGCCGGCGACGCGGTCGACCGTCACGAACACGGTGCCCGTGGTGATCAATTGCGTTTTGGCATTGATGCCAGACAGTTGCGTGTCTAGGTTTGCGGACGCGAGTCCCACAGCAGCTCGCACACCCGCAGCGTCGAGACCGCCCGCTGCCGCTTCGTCTCTCGGATAAAACGTCGCCGTCGTCAGCGTCAGGTCGTAGACTTCGTTCGCAAATCCACCCGTCGCACCGACAAACGCATTCATGCGATACGCACCGGCAGGAATCGACGTAAACGCAACGCTGTAGCGGTTCTTGTCGTTTGTCTTCTCGGTTGCTGTCTGCGTGTCAACGACCGTATCGCTGCCCAATGCGAACAGTTTACACGAAAGCGTCAAGCCAGTACCGGCACTAAACTCCAGCGTCTGCGTTGCCATCCGATTCGTCCTTCAATGCTTGAATCTTTGCGGCGAGGGGCAACAGCACACTCGCGGCTTGTAGGCCACCTTGCTTGACGGCAAGATCAAGGCAAGCCATCAGTTGCTGCTGTTCTTCTTTGCTGATTTCGAGGTGCATCATTACTCCGGCAAAACGTCAGGAATCTGCAACTGGGCTACGAGTGCCGCTTGTTGCTCTGGCGTGAGGGAATCAAACATCTGCAACGCCGACTTCTTCTTGCAATCGACAAGTTGCGCATAATACGAATCACAAGCCGACTTGATGACATGTTCAAGGTAGCTCTGTGCCGTGAACAGTTCCTTCAGCGGTTTCTGCTCGCTCACCGGCAGACTCGCGTTAGACTGCGTGATCTGTTCGTTCTCGGTTTGGATGGGTTTGTTGGCTTCTAACGTTGCGAAATCTACGCCCCATCGTTGTTCTTGTGTTAACTGTGTTAGGTCGATCATGGTTTGGGTTCCTATGTTGCGATCAATCCGAGGGTACGCATCCGACTGAGGAGTGCGTTTAACTGTGTAATCACCGATGCCGCATCGGTTGCGTCTGCGACTGCGGTTGGCTGTACTACTGGCGTAGCGTTCCAAAATGCAAGTTTCTGCGTTGTGCCAGTGCCGATCTTGGTTCCGGTGGTTGTGCCAACTGCGATATTCAATGCATCGGCAATCGTGAATAAACCCGTCGTCCCAATCGTCAGCCGCGTCGTCCCATCCGTCTGCAACTCTAGTGCCCTAGCACTGCCCGTGCCCGCTTTCTCCGTGCCGATCCTTAATACGTTGCTAGACCATTCGAGTTTGCCACGGGTGTAATTGCTTGCGTCGGTAAAAGATTCATAGATGCGGAACGTCTGTGCATTTCCGGCATTTCTCTGGGCGAGGGTTCCAGCGGCATCGCGGGCGAGGATAGTATCTAGTGCACCTGCATCTGTATTTGTGCCGTTATTCCAACCAAAAAGCATAGTGCTCCTAAGAACGGTTTGAGTGCCGTCGCTTAATACGGAAAAATGCCCGTTGGTACTGCGACACGTAAAACCTAAACTGCCAAAAGATACATGGCTAGAGGTTGCCGACGTTCCAGCTACCGCCTGTCCGTTAGCATTAAAAGAAAACCGAAAGTTCCCGTCTACCTGCCCCAAAAACAGATTATTCTGATTGGCTAAAGAAGCAGTATTTGTGCAATTTACAAGGACTGCTGTAAATCCTACACCAGCATTGTTCCACGTTTGCGTTGCATCGATTAGCGGAGCCGATGCCGTGACCGTGCCGCCGGTGAGACTTGCACCAAGGAACGTCGGCGTATTGCCAGACCCCAACCCAAGATTCGTGCGTGCCGTTGCTGCGTCGGTCAGGTCGCTCAGGTTGCTTGCCTTAACC